CGCCACAGGACTTAGTATCGGCAGTCCGCTTACAGACCCCGAATGGTGGGCAGTTGAACCCGACTTGGACCGAGTGGTTGATGGGCTTCCCTATAGGGTGGACCGAATTAAACGCCTTGGGAATGCAGTGGTTCCCTTGCAAGCAAAAACGGCTTTTGAAATGCTCTTAGGTATCAAAAAATGATCACAGAGAAAAAATCATTATGGGAAAAGTACATTGATATCAGCATAGGCTGCATAATGATCCTGTTGATAGTGTACGCGTTCTCGGCAACATTCAAATCATGCTCCCTGGATTTGAATAGGGACCGTGTCCTGTGTGAGAAGTATTCGTACACAATAGAAGAGTATGACAACTGCATTGCAAAACGAGCGAGGGTAAGGCGGTGAAGAAATATCTATGGAAGGTGACAGACCTCAATTCGGGTGAATTCTACATTTCCAAGAGGGCCTACGGATCCATGCGCGAATTTCTTCAGTGCGAAGAGGAATTTTACATGCACTTTAAGGGCAGCGAATTCAGCGTTAAGCCGATTCACGAAGTTCTAGGCTAAGGATTCATGCTCTTATGAGTCCCGGAGGGGGAGACTTCTCAGGAGGGGGATCATCGGGAAGCTGGTCTGACTAACCGCAACCATTGGACATTACGTAAAGCGGCAGCGGATAATGAAAGATTTACATACGTAAAAAGGGCTTGCTAACAATGGCGTTTCAAAAGGGAAAATCTGGCAATCCGGCAGGGAGGCCAAAGTCAAGCGAGGCAGTCAAGCGCGTCAAGGAAATCGCCAAGGACGAAGCTTTGCTGGCTCTGTCTGCCTGTCTGATAGCGGACCAGGAAGGCTTGGAGCGGATTGAGAAGAATCCGAAAAGCTCGAATGCCATGCTAATCATGGCCTCTCTTATGCGTAAAACCATAGAGAAGGGGTGCCCGCTTCGCTCCCAGTTCATCTTCAATTACATTGTGGGCAAGCCTGAGCCATACCGCATGAATCAGGGCGACTCTGAGACAAACGTCATCGTCTTTGAAACTCAACTGGCAGGCGGCGTTATTCGGACGACCAGGCGCGAGGGATCGCCGGAAATTGAGGACTTGATTGATGCAGCAATGGAAGACGTATGCCCGAAAATCGAATCAGACACATAATAGATTTCACACCGCATAGCAAAAAACAGGCGTTGATCATGAACGCCTTTTTTATTCCGGGGCTGCTTGAAATGTGGGTAGCTGCCGGGTCAAAATTTGGTAAGTCGATTTCGCTATCCGGCGCATTTGCACTCAAAGCCCCGCTCACTCAACAGGCTCTCTATCGCTGGATTGCTCCGATTTACTCCCAATCCAAGATCGGCTTCAAGTACATCAAACGCATCATGCCCCCTGAGCCTTACGTTAAGGTAAACGAGTCCGCTCTATCACTCTACATGCCGACCCAGGATACGATGATTCAATTCTTCCACGGGCAGGATCCTGAAAGCCTCGAAGGTGAAGCAACCAACGGTAACGCTCTCGATGAAGCTTCAAAGATGAAAGAGGAAGTCTATTCCTCCGTGAAGACAACCACAGGCGTTACGGAAGGACCAATCATCGGCATCTCAACACCACGCGGGAAGAACAACTGGTTTTACCGAAAGTGCATGGAAGCCAAGGAAGAGATGTTAAGGGCGCAGCGCGAGAATAGAAGGCCCCGAAAGATTTTCATTCACGCCCCAAGCTGGACCAATCCAGCCGTCTCCATGGACGTTATCAACGACGCCAAGCGCACGATGCCGCTCAGGCTTTGGCGCCAGTATTATGAAGCCGACTTCGTCGCTGATGGGTCCGTATTCACTGGCCTTGATTCGAGCTGGAAGACGGATGCAATTGATGAGAATGATCAGTTCCTTTGGATCCGTCCCGATGCCGACCAGATGTCTGTTGTAATCGGTGTGGACTGGGCGCGTAACGTGGACTTCACGGTTTTCTCTGCCAGCTGCATGAAGACAAGAGATGTCGTTGGTATCTGGCGCATGCGAGGCGTAGGCTACCCGTCTCAGATTGCAAAGCTTAAGACATTCTCAAAGCGGTTTAAATCAGTGGAGAGCGTTTGGCATGATAAAACAGGTGTCGGGATTGCTCTGGATGATCTCCTTGCTGGCACTGATTTGCCGTTTCGAGGTATCACATTCACCAATGCTTCGAAAAATGAACTCATGGTCAAGCTTATGCTGAGCTTTGAAGAAGCAAGCTTTGGGCTTCCTCAAATCTCCGCACTCGTCACGGAGTTTAACGACATCGAAGTCAAGACAACCGCCACGGGACTCCCGACTTACGCAGCGCCAACCGGCGCAACCGATGATATCGTGATGTCCGTTGCTCTATCCCATGCAGCTATGCTGGAGCATTCCGACCGCGATTATGGCATCATCGAATTCTAATGGCAGGAGGGCCAACAGTGCTGGACGATATTTACAAAAACATGGACGACATCGAAGTCAAAAGCTATGAACGCCTTTTCCCTTCTGATGAAACGGGGATAGGTTGGATGAATGGCAGCGCCAGCGCACGAACCCTCAAGGCAATTTACCAGACCGAAGATTGGATCTATATCCTGGTCGATCGCATCGCCGCAAAGCTTGCCCAGATTCCGTGGCAAGTATTTCAGCAGACCACAAATAATGGCGAGGAAGTCCTAAAACCGGCTCTCGGGCATCCGGCGCAAAAGATCCTGGATAACCCAAACCCTCTGCAATCCGACTATGGTTTCAAATATGCCAGCATTACAGATCTCTGCGTAACCGGCAACACTCTCATATACCTCAGCCGCTCGCAGCGCTGGCTGGTGCAGGTGCCGACCGAAATCATAAACCTCGACATCCAGAGTAACGGCGACCTTCGCGGCTATGACATTGTGGGGATAGACCCCCAGAATTTTCCGGTCGGGATGCGAACAAAGATCAGGCCCCAGGACATGATCCATATCAAGCGCCCGAACAGCTCCAGTGTCTATTGGGGTCTTAGTCCTTTGGTCCCTGGCGCCAACTCTGCTCTGTTCAATAAATACTCATCGGAGTACCTGCTCAACTTTTACCGCAAGGGCGCCCAGCCCGGTATCGTGCTCGAAATGGGAGAGGAATCGAACGAGACGCAGGCTAAAAAGCTTCTGGCCAGTCTCGAAACCGCCTACACCGGACGGGCCAACCAGCGCCGCGGGCTCATCCTGCCGAAGGGCGTTAAGGCAAATAACCTCGCCCATACCCTGGCCGACCAGCAGCTTATCGAGTACATCCGGAACAATCGCGAGACGCTGATTAACATCTACGGCGTTCCGAAGCACGAGCTGAGCATCGCCGAATCAGGCAGCCTTGGGAGTGAGGAATACAAGACCGCTCTGAAGAACTTCTGGCAAGGCCCGCTCATGTCTATAGGCAAAATGTTCGAGGGCTCCCTTACCCAGGCACTCAGCCCCTACCTCGGCCAGGGCTATGTGATACGGCTCAACTATTCGACAGTTCCCATACTTCAGGAAGACTTGAAGGAGCGTGCCGATACTGCAAGCGCAATGCTTTCGACTCTTACATATAACGAAGTCAGGCAGAGAATCTGGAAGCTCCCGCCGATCGAGGGCGGCGATGTTCTGAGGGATCTTAGGGAACCTTCGGTTCCTTCATTTAATCCAAACCTGTTCTCAACTGAGCCGCCAAGGGAAACCCTGGAGCTTGAAGCAGGAACTACAAAGGAAGAAGTCCCGGACGTTAGGCAGGATAATGCCCGCGCGTTTGCCGATCACGTCAAAGCTGAGGAAAACGTATGGTTTAGGCAAAGCCAGACCGAGCAGGAATCGGCCAGCAAGGTCGCCATATCTGCCATGGAAAAGCTTTGGCTCGATACCCTTTCTGAGCAAATCGTAAAGATTGTGGACGCTGCAAAGCAAAGGATCCAGGAGAAAAGCGCCGAAGTCCCGAGCAAGCGAAAACTTCGCCGGGAAATTGAGGCAGCCATGGACGAGGTCGAGGACCAGTGGCGTGACGGGTACGTTGATAACCTTGAGGGTCAGGTTGAGCTTGGCTACAAGGCAGCCCTGGCCATACCTTTCAACGAGCCATACCGTCCCGAAATCGAAGCTATCAGGGAGCGGGACAAAGCAAACCGCAGAGCGACACTGACCGCGCGGGCACTCGAAGCCTTTGAACTCACAAGCAGGACCACAACCGAAAAAATCATGCAGGTCATTGAGCAGGGAGTGTCTGAAAGCCGTTCTCTGGCTGAGATTACCCGCTCCATTATGGATGTCGCGAAAAATTCTGCATATCGCGCCCAGCGCATCGCAAGAACTGAAACATTGATAGCCAACTCCATTGGTGAAGCAGCCGCAATCAAGGACGCAGCAACTGTTATACCAGATCTCGTTAAGGTCTGGATCAATGCAAACGATGAACGGGTAAGGGGAAATCCTGGTGGGGAATACCCTGATTCAAAGGCTGACCATTGGTCGCTCATGGGTGAAGTCAAAGCCTTTGACGAGACATTTAGCAACGGACTCAGGCACCCAAGGGACCTTAAAGGACCTGCGCACGAAATAATAAATTGCCGGTGCAGTCTTGTCACAGTGAGTGCAAAGGATTTGGATAGGCTTGGCCTCAAACGCTAATAAGGAGAAGGGATACATGGGACTCAGAGTAAAATCAGAAAGTGACGGAAGCGTGGTGTTTGAAGGCTACGCGAACAAGGCAATTGTTGATCGCGGCAACGATATGATCGGCAAAAAAGCCTGGAAGCTCGACAACTACAAGAAAAACCCAATCGTGCTTTTCAACCATGATCATACAAAGCCAATCGGCAAAATGCTTGATGTCCAGGCTACCGACGAAGGACTCTTCGTCAAGGGTCGAATCAGCAACAGCAAAGACCCTGATATTTCCCGTATCCGTGACCTCGTGAAAGAAGGGATCCTGAATAGCCTAAGCGTCGGGATGCGCGTCCATGATGAGGACAGGCAGGATGGCATTAACGTCATCAAATCCGCTGAACTCCATGAGATTAGTGTTGTCGCTGTTCCGATGAATCAGGATAGCCAGTTTACGGCGAGCACCAAAACCATGGAAGCTTCCCTGGTGGATGTGATGGAAGTCATCACAAAAGAGGTGGGGCCAGCCGACGTTTCCAAAGCCTATGAAAAGCTCCATAAATCGGCTGAAGTCTTTGAGGACTTCAAAAGCATGTCAGTCCATATTGCAAAAGAGACTGGCGTTACAGCTGAAGACGCCGAAAAATTCCTGAAGATGGAAGCAGGGGAAACTCCTGAAGCCATCAAGGGCTGGCTCTCAAAGTCAGAGGAAGAAACACCCGAAGAGACGGAAAGCCCGGAAGAGGAAGCCGCCGAAGGTGAAGATAACCCAATGAAGGGCAAGCAGGTCCACGCCATCCTGGTCCCAAAGGCTTCGATTGAGTCAGCCGAAGAACTCAGCGCATGGGCAGAGGCGGGCGGCTGGAAAGCGGATATGATGGAAGAAAACGACGATGATTATATTCTCGTCCAAACTTCCAAGGACCAGTTCAGTGGAGAGATGCAAACGATTGACCTTGGTGATGGGATCAGGGCCATGGTTGGAGTCCTTACGCCCAAGGAAGAGTCCACCGAATCGGAGGGCGCTGAGGATGAAAAACCAGGCACAGAGGAAGGCCAGGAATCGGGCGGCATGGAAGAGACGGGGGACGAATCGAAGGGGCTTCTGGACGGCGGCAACGGTATGACTGTTCCGCTCGAAGGCAAGCAGCCCGAACAGATCGAAATCAACCCCAGCCTGGACGCTCAAAGGCAGACCAACGTGCTTTTGGCAAACGTGGTCAGTTTGCTACAGCAAATGAATGAAAAACTGTCTATATTACCGGCAGGAACCACTGGTATGATTACGCCGACGACAGAGCAGCGCACCCCTACGGATGGGGATGCAGCGACGACGACGGAACAAACCGGGATGACTCCCGAAGAAGAGGAACTGGCCAAGTCCATAACCGGTTTCATTCAAAGGACGGAAAATCGCCTCAAGGCTTTGGGGCTGTAAAACAAAACACGGAGGTTTAGGGAAATGGTTTTAGCAGCCAAGACAATTGAAGACTTGACCAAGGCGATGACCAGCATCGAAAGCAAAGTTGATGACATGGTCAAAAAACAAAAGGAATCCGAAAACGAAACCATCTCGGCAATCTTCCGCGGTGGATCTCATCCCATTATCGGTCGGATGAGCGACGAGGAACGCGCTCTTAAATTTTTTGGATGCTCACACCCTGCGCAGCTGCTTCAGGTGAACACCAGCCTTCCGAAATATCGCCGCGTGCCTGATGAAATCAAGCAAACCGTTGTGGATCTCAAGCAGGCCGTGAATACCGCTCGCTGGATCTCCCAGCAGTTTCACGGCGAAAGACAGGATAAGATCGGCGCCAGTGCTGAACTGGATCAGGTTGCCCGTGTCAAGGGTATGACCGATCACTATTACGGCAAAAACGAGCTGGCCCCGCGCCTCAAGGCGTTTGGATCCACCGTCGTAGGTGCTGGTGACGAGTGGGTACCGACCCTTATTTCCGCTCAGTATGCAGAAGAACTTCAGCTTGAGCGTGCGGTTCAGGACAAGTTCCAGGAAATGCCCCTGGCTTCAGCTCCGTTTGATTTGCCCGTTGCCGGTGGCTTTACCAAGGCCCGTAAGATCGCCGAGAATACCGCGATCACAGACGCCAACTTCACGACCAGCAAGATCACATTCACGCCTATCAAAGCGGCTGAGTATTACATCATCCCTGAAGAACTTAACGAGGACTCCGCGCCAGCAATCTATGCGCTCGGTACCCGTGAAGTGGTGGAAGCTCAGCGCCGCGCGGTCGAAGCTGCAATCATCAACGGCGACAACGATGGAACCCACATCGACTCCGACACCCAGGCTCTGGGTGCTGATGTCGCTGAGAAGTTCTGGAAGGGTCTGCGCCGTCAAGCTCTCGTCAACTCCGCAAACGGCGGTACGACCGACTTCGCCAATGCTGCGATCTCGGAAACCAATCTCCGCATTATGCGCCAGCGCATGAAAAAAGCGGGTGTGAATCCCCGTAATCTCGTGTTCTTCGTCGATCCGGTTGCACTCCAGCAGCTCGTGGGCTTGCCCAACGTATCGACCCGCGAAGTTTACGGCGACCTTGCAACCGTCGTAACGGGTGAACTGGCCCGCTATCAGGGCATCCCCATCGTGACTTCCGAGTTTATGCGCTCGGACCTGAACGCTACCGGCGTCTACGATGGCGTTACAACCAACCGCACAGGCATCCTGCTTGTGAATATGACTCGCTGGTGGGTCGGTATGCGCCGTCCAATCCGGGTTAAAATCCAGGAAGATTTGCCAAATCAGGATCGCTGGCTTCTGGCTTCGTATCAGCGCCTCGACTTCCAAGGCTTTGCGCAGAGTGCTACTGAAATTTCGGTTGCCTACGGTTACAACGTCGCCGTGTAAGACCGAAAACAAAGGCAGTTTGAAAAACGAAAAGAGAGGGGCGACAAGGCCCCTCTTTCATTATTAAGGTAACGCGCAATGGCCGAAGAGATTTTGCGGCTTGCGACATACGATAGCAAAGCCGTTGTTCCGCTCGCTACAAGGTCGGCTGGCGTCTATATCCAAAAGCTTGCCGTTGCAGGCAATTCGGTACTGTCCTCCGTCTTCGTTGAATCCCTGGACGGCGGCGCATCCGTCCTGGTCGAGTATTTTGACTACGGGGTTGGTGGAGATGCAGGGGAAGCCTACCAGCTCAATGCGCATGACCCGGTAACGACCGCGACAACGACCGATAGAAAGCTGATTTCAGGAATCCATGACAAGCCGTACCTCAAGTGTACCGTTGTCGGTAACGTGCGCTTCGGGGTTTATGCGACCGTCGTAGTCTCAACAGCGACAGATATTGATAACGCCCTTCAGCGTGAGGGTGATTCGGTTGTCCTATCAATAGACAAGGGCATGCCCGTCATGGTCTACGATGAGGCCAACGGGGAGTGGAAGTTTGCCAGGGGCGAGGATGGGATTCAGGACGTTCGAGTCGTCGGCAACGTCGCGATCGGCGAGCCGGGAGAGCCAACTTTTTCGGACTTTGCCGGAACCAGCACCCCTGGAACTGAGCAAACTTTAATCAGCTATACCGTGCCAATTGGGAAGACATTCAACCTTCTGGCTGTATATGTCATATCGAGACAGGAAAGCACTTTCAGGATTGAGGGAGACTCGGCACTCATCGGATCGGGAAGAACAGGGCCAGCAAATCCGATGGGTCTTTTCGAGTATCGGATAGCAAGAAGCTTCGCAGCTGGTAAACTGATCAATATTAAGGCATCGGTGCGGGCGGGTGCTCCACCGGCTGACATAGAGTGCTTCATTCAGGGCACTCTAAGCTAAACAGGGAAGGGGACGCGTTTCATGGCCGATTTACGCGAAAGTTTTGCAACGCTTGAAGACTCCGGTACGCAGGAAGGCAAAGCCCTAGCCGCAAGACAGGAAGGGGATGCAGCCGCGTCCCAAAACGGTTCCATTGGATTCTCCTTCAAGGATTCCACCGGTAACGTGATCCTGCCTGCTCTTGATGCAGCGGGCAACGTACCTGTGCTTGTGGATCACCAGGACCAGGAAGGTGATGCCGCAGCCGGTAAGGAAGGTCTTGTAGCCTTTGCCTTCAAGGATTCGACTGGTGACCTCGTTTTGCCCCAGCTGAACGCAGCCGGTGGCCTTCCAGTCAGTGTCGCAACGATCTCGACCAGGAAAAAAAGCCAGGCCGGTGAACTTGCAGCGGGAAGCGCAACACTTGCGAACGTAACCAACGCCTCGATTACCCTGACCGCCAGCAAGGTCTACTACGGTATCACGGCAATCGTATGCTCACGCCGGGATTCACTTTTTCAACTCGTTCAGGTTGATGATGCCACGAGCACCGTACTTGCTGAGTGTATCGTTGGAGCTGGGCAGTACAGCTTTGAGATGCTTTGGCCCGACATGGAAATCACAGCCGGGGCAACCGGAACCCAGACCCTGAAAATCATGGCGAAGAACTTTGAAGCCCTTTCGAGCCTTCGCGCAACACTGACCGTTAACGAAGTCATCTAAAAGTTTTTGATCGGGGCGGGAGGAATACCCGCTCCTTAGAGGTTTTTCCATGGTCGATACGGCGCCAGAATTTGAAACGGGGGATAACCTGGGGACCTCCACCCATTTTAACGCTACGGTTGGTACAACGGCGGTAGCTGTTCCATCCGTTGCCGGAAATAATATCGACGAGTTTTTCCTATACAATCCCTACAGCAATGCAAAAAGCGCTGTTCTTTCATTCTCGCTCGATGGCGGAACAAATTTTACAGACCTTCCATGGAATTCAAGCTTTAGCTGGACCCCAAAGGGGAACATAAAGCAGATTTTTATCAAAGCTAACGCGGTTTCAACTGCTTATCAGTTCATCATCAACGTGGGGTCAACCTGATGGCCGTAGGATCGGGCTCACTTTCAAACCCAATTACGCCCAATAGTCTCGGGCAGACGACAGCAGCAGGATCAATTCCTGTTGTCATCGCATCCGATCAAACCCCAATTCTTGTAACATCAAGCAGCAATTCAGATTTCACATTTGGTGATGTAACGCTTGCTGCAATCGCAATTGCCGTCATTAGAAGAACGGCCTATATCGAGCAGACCAGCAACGCCCAAAGATCGCTTGTTTCAGCCAGCGCAAACGATACGGCAGCCGGTACAGGCGCCAGAACAGTTAGAATTACATATTACACGGCAGCCCTGGCTGGTCCCTTTACAGAAACGGTTACTCTGAACGGAACGACCGCAGTCAATACCGTGGCCACGGATATTTGTTACATTGAGTCCATGGAGGTTTTGACTGTTGGGTCCACCGGTTCCAACGTCGGGATAATCTCGCTGAAAGCTGCTACAGGCGGCGGTGGCGTGACGATTGGTACCATTGCAGCCGTCAATAACCAAACCTTCTGGGCGCATCATTACGTGGCGGCTGGGAGCGTTTGTAACGTCACAGGTATTTCGGTATCGCACTCAGGTACAACCGTTGGATCGGGCGGGGTCTTTGCACTTCGGGCACTTTCATTTGCGACTGCAAATTCTTCTGATATTCAGGTATCCGACTTTGTCCGACTCTATGGCCAGTCATCCACATTCGCTCGTATCTATACTTCAGCAATCAAGGTAGCTGGACCAGCGAGGCTTGCCGTATGGGTTACACCTGAGACAGCAACGAGTACCGTCTACCGTGCTTCCATTGACTTCTTTACGCCGTGAGAAAACCATGGAATTGAACTGGACCGACTTCAAAGCTTTCGTAGTGTCACGCGGCCTATCCATTCAATGGGTGGTAGCAGGGCCAAATTACTTTTTGAAAGCTTTTGATAATATCTTCTCATTCGACTGCCTCATACCGGTTGATAACAGTATTTCTTCGGAGACGTTGGACTTTGAAACAAACTTCAAGGCAGCAGGTAACATAAAACCGTTTCAGTCTGTATCAGTGCAAAGCGCCCCCCCTTTCGGGGCAAAGTCTCAGCTTATAAACGGGGTAAACAAAAAGTTTTATGCCCGCAATACCGGACTGCAACAGGACGTGACCACAGGAAGCAACGATATATCTTTTACGATCAGTTATCCTTGGGTCAAAATTATCGGAGTTGAATGTATAGGCGCCGAGTTAATGGATACGGCAGAGCTTCGCGTTTACGACAATAACCTTGGGACTTATTCGGGTGTTCCCAATGCAATGCTAAATCAATTTGGCTACACGCTGAATATGGGAAAAGATTACTACGCAAGGTTTTCAAGCTTCGATGCCGACATTTATCAAGGCATGGTTCTTAAGATCACATACGTATCAGTAAGTGATAAACGGGTAGGTATGAATATCATTATGAATGAGGTTAAATCATAATGACGAGTATTCGGCTTCAAATCCTGAAAGCATTGCGACCCATAAGCGAATGGATTGCAAAGGTTCATGCACCTTGGAGCCGAAAGCAGATATCAGGACAGCATTTCTATCAGGCTCTTTCCTATCTTGAGCCTGGATCCATAATGGTTTCCTATACCAGGGGAGAGCTTGCCAGCCTTTTCATACCAGGAAAATGGAAGCATGCAGCAATCTATTGCAGCAAGTACATGGGAAACGACAAGGAATATGATTATGTCATCGAGGCAAAAACTTCCGGCGTGACAACAACAGACCTATTGAGCTTCATGGTTGGAAAGGATGCGGTCGCAATAATCGAACCAATCTTTTGTGACAACACAAAAATGATCGAAGCGGCAGCAATTGCTCATCGGTTCATTGGCCTGCCCTATGACTTTTTCTTTGACCCAGGTGATGAAGCTTTCTATTGCTCCGAGCTGATAGCCAGATCCTATGAGATGGCAGTAGGCAAACCCATCTTTGAAAAAAGGGAGAGACTTGGCGTCAACACTATCCTCCCTGATGACTATGCCCAGGCTGTTAAAAAATGGCGCATAGTATGGGATTCGACAGACCCGAAAGCGGGTGTTAATATTTCCAGGCAAAACAGTTAATAAGGAATTCCCCAGTGAAAATTAAATGCGTACTTCCAAGGACTGACTTCGTACCTTTGGTCAAAACCCCCAGATTTTGGATTTCCCCTGAAACTGTACGGGATGGCCACATTCTGGACGTGGACCCGGAAATAGGTCACCAGATCCTGGCTTCATACCCAGGAGCATTCCAGGTTCTCGAATACGGAAAGCCTGGACCAAAGCCGAAGCAAAAGAAAGTGGAGTCGGATGATTTGACGATGAAGGTTGAAGAACCACAAATTGAGGTAAATGCGTAATGGCACTCGCAACCCTCGCGCAACTGAAAACCCAGCTTGGCTTCAAGCCTTCTGATACTGTTCAGGATCCAAAGCTACAGCTTTTTCTGGATGCGGGAAGCGCCTGGGTTGAAAGCTATTGTAACAGGATTTTTTCCCAGGCATCCAGGACAGAGCTTTTCCACGGCAACCGGTCCAATGCCTTAAACCCAAGGCAGTGGCCGATTACTGCCGTTACAGAGCTGCGCGTTAGCTCCACAAGGTCATGGGGTGATTCTTCCTCGCTCCTTGACTCAAGTAGTTATGGGATAAGCCCGGACGGTATTATGGTCATAAACTATTCGGGCATTTTTCCGCTGGGCTTTGATAACGTTCGCCTGATCTATACGGCTGGCTACGCGACAATTCCAGCCGATCTTGTGCTGGCCAATCTCTGGGCCTCGGAGTGGTTTTACCTGCACAACAATAGGGGCGATGCTGGCAGAACATCCGTAAGCAAGCAGGGGGAGAGTATCGGAATTGACCATGATATTCCCCCTATGATCAAGAGCATCCTCCAGCCCTACAAGCGTATTGAGCTGGCTTCGGACGCTCTTGCAGTGAGGCATGTATGAGCCTGAGCCGCTTGATTGCGAGACTGGAGCGGGTCCAAAAGAGCCATAATCCTTCATCGCAAGAGATGAAGACGGCCTTGACCCGCATCGGTTCCGTTCTGCAGGCGGAAATGCGCCTTAACATTGGCCGACACAAAATGATTGACCGGGGTCGCCTTTTGAACTCAATCAAGTATGAAATTGAGCAGTCAGGGGACACGGCCTTTCTTAGCGTCGGAAGCTTTGGAATCCGTTATGCAGCCATGAACGAATTTGGTGGAGCCATGAGTCGCGCCCAGGTTCGGGCCATGTTTGTGGCTCTCAGAGAGCAGAACGGCAAGGTAAAACGTTCAGGAAAAGGGATCATAACGATAAATCCCGATGGCACTGGCTGGTGGAGGGAGCGTCCTTTCATCCGTCCAGCAATCATAAAGCATCGGGAATTCATGCTTGATATGCTGAGGACACTTGGAAAATGAGTATACTTTCCTCGCAAATAAAATTCGTTGCGCAATCGACCAAAAGCCGCATTGCTGAGGCATTGAAAAATGTACTCCTTTCCATGCCGCAGCTCAATTATGTGTCTTTCGATCGGGTGCGCCTCTACACAAGCGACTTTCGGGAGAATGAAATACCAGCCGCACAGTTTATAGATGTCGCTGAGCAGATTACACACGAAAGGAACCGTGTACTAAGAACCTGGGCCATATCGCTGGAAGTCATCCACAAATCAACGGAGAACGAGTACATATCTCAGCAGGATATGTGGAATCTCGAATATCAGATATCAAGGAAAATATGGGCAAACCCTAACCTTTCAATTCCGGGCGTGGTACATTGCCGGTACGTTTCCAACTCAACCGATTTGCATCTGATGGAACCCTTCTACCTTTTACGAATGGACTTCGAAGTTTTATACTATGAACATCTTGTCAGCGACTGCTGAGAGACAACCAGGGAAGGTGAGAACATGGCAAAGAATTTTTCCGCGTTATACGACAGCACGAATGACTCCAGCTCTCTTGAGCAGGCTATTTTTATCAAGCAGGAGACGACAAGGGGGCAGCTTATTGCGCCTACTCCGACTGATTTTATCTATACCATCGCCGGTTCAGCGATTGAGTATACCCAGCCCATCGAAAGCTCCCCGCATCGTTCGGGTCGCCACCATAACGACATCATCAAGAACAAGAAAGAGCTGAGCTGGACCCTTCCCATGCTCTTTAACATCGACACGACGCTGGGCGCTCCAGCAGCAACTGAAATAGACCTTGGGGTGAGACTCCTTTATAAGTCCCTCCTTGGCCGTGAAACTGCCACCAGCGGCGCGGTCTTTGATAGCGTGAACCAGCCAAGCGTGACCTTTTCGCTTTTCGAGAACGGCGACAAATGGGGCAAGCAGGCTTACGGATGCTTTGTCGATGGCGCGACCCTCACCTTTCCGGGTGATGGTCGCTCGCAAGCGGAATTCAGGGGCATGGGCGGTGCAGCCTATCTCGTCGGAATCGGCAAGAGTACGGTCAGCAACAACGCAACCAACATCGTTACCGTGGCAACTGGCGAGGGCAAACGCTTCCCGGAAGGTGCCCTGGTCATGATTATTGAAGCGGACGGAACCACCCGAAGCACTGATACACCCACAGGATCGCCGCGGACGGTCACGAGCGTAACCGGGGATGCCGTGACCCTATCCGGCGCCCCTCTCGCCGATGCTGATGGCTCCGTTACTCCGATTTATTTGGCATACTATGAGCCAGCCACCCGAACCGGCATTTCGAACCCCCAGACGGGCCTTGTCGGTAGCTTCTCGGTTGTCGGCCTCGCGAACCAGTGTACCCGCAACGCCACGATCACGATTGAGAACGCGCACGAGCCGGTTAACTACTGCTTTGGTGAAGACGCCTTGCATGGTGCCTTCTTCGTCGCCGCAAACCGCATGACCGCGACTCTGAGCCTTGAAATGAACGTGAACGACGATACGGTCGAATTTTATAACAGCGTGCAGGCATTCGAGCCGCAGGACGTGGAGCTGATCCTTGGGGATGCCGCAAGCCGCCACCTGAAGATTGAGATGCCCAAGGTGATTTTCTCGGTTCCGTCGATCTCGGTACCCGAAACTGGGTCAATCCCCGTGACATACGAAGGAATTGCATATCAGACCGCGCTGGATGCGGCTGATGAAATCACGATATCCTTTATCTGAGTGAGAACTCCTGAGAGGGAAGGAAGTACGCCGTACATTTAAGGGCTTGGACGCCTCGCGCGTCTTCCCCGGTTTTGCTTCCTCCCGCTCTCCTGATCGTCGCCATAATTGCAGTGTTGCCCGCTTTTTAGCCTTGTCTCTCCGTTTCGGTTCGTGCGACAAAAAGAGCACAACCCAAACGGAGAAACTTTTTTATGGCGCTCAAACTTCCCAGCAGAACCGATGTCATCAAAGTCATTGTCAGCGCGGACCAGTCCCTGGTGTGGCCTGAAGACAAGGAAACCCGCGATGAAATCTGGGCTGAATACCTCAAAACAAACGATGAAACCTTGCTCCAGTTTGCCGAAGGCCAGCAGCCCACCCGCTTTGTGCTTCGGAAGGTTTTAACCTACGACCAGGCTGCACGGGTCCAGAATGCTCAGACGACAATGAAAGAGGGCAAGGTCGAGATTCAGATGTCGTTTATCATGGAAGAAGTAAGGCAGGCCCTGACCGAAATCGAAAACCCTGACTATGTTCCCCTGCCCGATCGCATCCAGTACCGTAGGGATTCCGATGGAGCCTGCAACCGCGAAATCATTGAAGGGCTGCATGCTCTTGGTGTCCTCATGGATCTTTACACGGCCAGGCAGAATGCAACGGCCAAATTTTCAGATGACTTGAAAAAAAAATCGTCGCTTTGATGGAACTAAACTTTGCCCCTTATGATCGGGCAAGGTCTTTTCAATGTTCCAAATGCCCCGACGATACAAAAAAGCTAAGACGCTGCGCAGAATCCCGTGAAGACTTCACATACAAGGATCATGCGGGCGTCTTTCCCATTATGGTTACAAAGGAAGGGGAACAGTTTGGGTTTTGTCCAGCCAAGGCAACCTGGGATCCTTCCATAGTTTCCGTTTATAATTCCCTTGTCATATCAGCAGAAACCGGCAACCTCTGGACCCGTGGCGGAATATCCGAGCAGCCCGGATGGTTTATTGAGCTTCTTTCGATATTCCTGGTCAGATACAATGACCATAAGTTTTGGAGCCGTGCAAAAGGAATTATGGGCGATGGCTCAAAAGCTTCCGCAGTAAAAAAACAGTTTCCCGAAGCAGTGTCGCGGAAAGGGGCAAGGTAGAAATGGCTCTCACCAATGAACAGCTCACGTATAGCATTGCCGTTAAGAACACAGAGATAAACGAAAAGCTTTCAGACTCGATTGAAAAAGCTGAAAAGCTTGATGAGGCCATGGAGAGCCTACAGGATACTGTGGGCAAAAGTTCAAAGATTGAGGAGCAGTACCAAAAGGCCCTTGAAAAATCCGCCGATACCATGGCTCAAAACAATGAGCATATTGCAAGAATCAGCCAAAGTACGGAGAACCTTAACAGGTCATTTGAAGAGACTACATCGGTCATGGCTGATCTTTCCGCAGCCATTGCTGGCGTTTCGGTTGCGGTCGAAAGTCTGAAGAAAGCTTATGACATCATTTCAGATCCAAGAGTTATCAAGGCTGCTCAGGACCTTCTGATAATCTTCGAAGCCATGGCAGTAGTAAAGGGATTCGATAGACTCGCATCAAGTATTGAAACGGCAAGAAAGAAACTTGAAACACTGGCCCAGGCTGTTGATAAGTTCCGTGAAACTTTTTCAGGAGATTTATTCCAAAAGATTGATCAGGCTGCTGATAAATCCCGCATATTCCTTGCAGCAGCTGAAGGGGTGTCATTGGCAACAAAAACACTTGTTGCTGGCCTCGCTGGCCTCGCCGCATTCAGTGTTTTCGATAGCCTTTCAAGAGGCGTAAGTGATTTTGGTGGGGTGTTAAAAGATCTTGGCGCACGATTCCGTGGCGTTTACGAATTCATATCGGCTGGATTTTTAAATCTTATAACCAGAATCAAAAACACAAAAATCACCATAGCAGACTTGCACGATGCCTTTACAATCCTTGGTGCTGGCGGGGCTGTACTCGGAACTATAAACATCCTGACTGGCGGACTTGAGAACCTGACAGCCGCATCCCTTCGCGCATCGGCAGGGGCTCTTGCTTTCGGTCTTGTTCTGAAAACAGCAGTCATATTTGTTGGTAGCTTCATTCAGTCCGTAGGCGAGAAGCTTTCGAATGCAATGGAAATTGCGCAAACAAAATTCGCGAAAACCCAGCAGATTGTAACCCAATTCGGATTTGTTGTTAAAAACTTCGGCGCAGCCTATGGCGAGGATTTCATAGGTACATTGGCCGAATGGGAAGGGCAGATAGATAGACTTGCAAATACCACAAGCTTTTCATCAAACGAGCTGAGAAAGTCGGCCAAGCTTGTCATTGCTGAAAACAAGGCCCTTGGGCTGAGCTATCAGGAGAATGTAAAATTCCTGGACCGCGCGGTTGAGATTGCAGCCAGCAGCGGCCTTGAACTATTCGAAGTTGTTCAGCGTCTCCAGTCCGCATTGGTCGGAAACGCTACCGCAGTGGCAGCCCTGGGTATCAACCTGGGCTCCCATGCGCTCGAACATAGTGAGCTGAATAAGACCATCCAGAAAACTGTTGGCACGATGACAGAGCAGGAGAAAAAGCAAATTGCTCTGTATGAAATCTATAAGCAGACTGAGCCTCTTGTTGGCGCAAGCATCAAGCAGGGCCAGACCATCATCGGCATCAACCAGCAGCTAGCCAACTCCTATGAGCAAATCCAATCCAAGCTTGGCTCGGTCAATGCCTTCTCCATGGCTCTATCGGCGACCTATGCGGAGCTTGTGAAAAATGTAAGTAACCTCCCTGACATCTTTTTCGACATCGTCGGAACGCTTGGCGATGTGGGCGGGGTCATTCTGCAAGTTGTTGGCTTTACGCTCAAGTGGATCCTGGTTATCACAACGCTGATTACCATCTATAAAATATTCAATGCCATCATTATTACCAACATTGCATTGCAAACAAAGCTGACCACTATTGCGCAATTCCTTGGCCTCGCGTTCAGTTTTCAGGCAGCCAATGTCACGACCGCATCAGCAGCACTCGCCATAATGGGAAAGACCCTAAAGGGCGGCCTGATTTTCATCATGTCCAACGTGACAACTGCCATTACCGGAGCGACCAAGGCCATTGCTTCGATGACCTGGGCTCTGCTGGCAAACCCTCTTTTTCTCAAGGCTGTTGTCATTGTTGCCGCTGTTGCGCTCTTTATCAAGGCGCTCGATGAACTCAATAAGGAACTCAACTATGTTGAGGATACCCTTGCCGAGTTTCAAGATACCTTCCAGACCGTAAAAGATACGTTTATAACCGTTGGTAATGCGATGGTTACAGGCTTCTCAGCGGTTGTGCAGGTTATCAAAATCCTGATTCTTAGTATTGCCGAGATGTATCAGATTGCAAAGATTGCTTACAATGCGCTCCGAAAGCTCTGGAATCCCGAATACGCGCAGGAGTACCAGACCGAAATCGACGCAAGCCTGAACTCACTCGATAACCTTGCGATGAGCCATACCAAGGCCCTGGACCAGATTGCCATGCTCTGGGATAAGGCGAGCGGCGGTGGAACGGCGTATGCTCAGACCTTGGATGATACTTCCAGAAAAATGGATGAACTTGCTTTCAGGCAACTCCAATTGAGCAAGGCTGCCGCCGAAGTCGATGTTAATACCATTCGAATCGAAGTTTTGGGAACCGAAGTTGAAAAACTTACCAACCGTTTCT